AGCCTCAGTATGAAGAAGAAGTGTTTGATACTATGGCAGAACTAAACAAGCTTGATATCTCTTATCAAGGTCCACGGGAAGCACCTTTGTATCCAGAAAATGATTGGGATATTGAAGATATGTTTAAAGAAGACTTTGACGAAGAGTTAAAGTTAAACTATGGATACTCCAAGCCTAACGAAAACGACTTGTTATCTATGTCAGGAAACATCACTAACTTTCACGGTGACTTTGATAAGATGAATGCAGACCAACAAGACGCAATCATCAACCCTAAACACTACAAAATGCTTAGTCCAGAGGTTATGTCTAAGCATCCAGACGGTATGGAGTACATTGACTTGATGGCCTACCTACTTGAAGGACACACTGGTGTACAGGCGCACCTCTTAGGGCAGATATACAAGTACTCTATGCGCTTGGGTAAGAAAGATAACAAGCTACAAGATGCCAAGAAGATTGAATGGTATGCTGCTCGTTTAGTAAAGGAAATTACTAATGGATGATTGGGAAATTGCAGAACAAGAAAAAGCTTATAAATACGCCAAGCCTAATCTTGTACGGGCCTTGCATGACTTGAATGGAGCACTTCATTGGTTACATGAAACTGGTGACTGGAATTCAGAATCAGTTGATGAAGTATTTCGTAAGTTAGATGAAGCAAAAGACATATTAAAGGTGATTGTAAAATGAACTATCAGTTATCACAAATAAAAGAAATGGCTAAGAATTATCGTGAGTTGCATCCTGATTACTCTATTCGTGATGCAGTAGTAAAAGCTAACGAAGCTTATGACATCTTTCGAGATGCAGAGTTTGAGGTACAACTCAAGAAATAAACGTAACTACTAACAAGCTAGGAGATTTTATGAAGTTAGTATTTGATATTGAGGCTAATGGCCTCTTGGATACCGTGGACAAGTTTCATTGTGCAGGTGCCATAGATATAAACACAGGGAAAGAGTATTGGTTTAGACCAAATGAGCTCGCTAAGTTCCTTGTGTTTCTAAGTGAAGCAGACACAGTTATAGCTCACAACGCGTTTGGCTATGACATCCCTGCCTTAGAGAAACTATCAAACTACACTTGGCACATGCCACCTCAAAAGGTGCAGTGTACTAAGGTTATGTCTCAGGTTCTCAACTACAGACGCTTTGGCTTCGGACACTCTCTCAAGCTATGGGGTGAACACTTCGGAGACCAGAAAGGTGACTACAACGGTGGTTGGGAAGAGTTTAACGAGGACATGTTTGAATACATGAAACAAGATGTTAGGCTCGGTGCTAGAGTATATAAAGCACTAATGCAAGAAACTAAAGCAGCTGTTCAACACATGGGTTCTAAAAAGATTCTTAAAGCTCTTCGTAGTGAAATGGAGATGGATAGAATCATGGCAGAACAATGTCAGAACGGCTGGCAGTTTGATGTTAAAGGTGCTAAAGCACTCTTAAGTACTATTGAAACAAGGATGACTGAGATTGAGACTTTTATCAATCCCAAGCTTCCTGCAAGAGTAAAGAAGGTAGATGATGGCCCCAAAAGCCCTAAGTATACAAAGGCAGGTAAACTTGCTAGCCACCTCGATAAGTGGTTTCAGCTTGATGGTAAGTGCTCTGTTGATTCTTCTCCTTTGTGGGGAGAATTCTCTAGGGTTGATTTTATTGCTGGTGACATCGGCAATACTGATACTGTTAAACGCTTGTTATACTCTCTTGGTTGGAAACCAGACGAGTGGAACTGGAAGAAAATTAACGGCCAATTCATCAAGGTCTCTCCAAAGCTTACCGACAGTAGCTTGGAAGGACTCGGAGATGTAGGTAAGGCACTAATGGAGTACTATACACTTCGCTCAAGAAACTCAATTATTAAAGGATGGTTCGATTATGTTGATTCTAAGTCTCGTTTGCATGGTGATGTATTTAATGTTGGAACGCCAACTTTTCGTCAGACTCACAAGATTATTGCCAATCTCCCTAGCGGCAAAGCTACGCTCGGCAAGGAGATTCGTTCTCTCTTTGTTACCCCTAGAGGCTATAAGTTGGTTAGTGCCGACTCTGCCGCTTGCCAGCTTCGTCTTCTTGCTCATTTCTTAAATGACAACGATTTTACTCATACTATACTTGAAGGGGATATTCACCAAAAGAACGCTGATATTCTTGGGTGTGACCGCCCTACTGCTAAGCCTTTTATCTTTGCATTTCTTTACGGAGCAGGGGGTAAGAAGCTTGGTAGCATTCTTGGAGTAAGTGACAAGGAAGGTAATAAAAAGAAACAACAGTTCCTAGATGCTATGCCTCAGTTGAAAGCGCTTATTAACAAAGTGCAGAAGATTGTAGACATTCAGGGTTATATTCCTGGACTTGATGACAGACCTATTCACACAGAGTCTGCTCATAAAGCCTTGAATTACCTTATCCAAGGTGCTGAAGCGGTTGTAATGAAGTATACAGTTATTATGATTGATAAGAAACTAAAGGAAGCTAACATTGACTACAAGCACCTACTGTTCTATCATGACGAGCATACTGTAGAAGTTCGTGAAGACCAAGCAGAAGAAGCAAAGCGTATTATTATGGAATGCTTTGAAGAAGCACCTAAAGAGTTGGGTGTTGATATTATGACATGTGGCGATTGCCTTATAGGAGATGATTATTATGACGTCCATTAGACCTTTCGATGAATCAGAACGACAAAGAGCAGCAGAACGTGCTCGCATTAACTCTCATGATGCTTTCATGGACTTCCCTCCTGTTAAGCCTTCTCTAACTGTAGAGGAACGCCTTGATGAGATTGAAGACCTACTTGAAGCTATGTGTGAAGACTTAACTATACAGCACATGCTTGAAGTACGTATGATGCGTAACAAGGCTAAGAAAGCAAAGAAGGATGACTCCGTTGTATACGATGTCAAAGCCAACTATCAGTGAGTATCAGCGGCGGCTGCGGATAAGAGTGTCCGTGGCTGCTTATGCTTATGAGTACATGAGTGACTCTATAATGAGCGATGAAGAATTCGATAAGCTGTCATTGCTTATTGACCCTGAAGTAACTACCGGAAACAGGAAGTTAGATAACTTCTTTAAGAAGAAATTTAAGCCGGAAACAGGTATGTGGATTCGTATGCATCCCGACACACAAGGCTTAGCAAACATTTATCATAGAGTCTGGAAGGACAGAGCATGAGCATTACAGTATCTTTAGAAGCACACGTACAAATTGCATTCGACAAGTTCTTTGAAGAGCTTAAGTTTCAAGGCTTAGACGTTTCTAGCCCTGTGCATGAAATGTTAACTGACCTTGAAGTTGATATTCAGGAAATCTTAACACAAACAGACCCAACACGTATTAGCGAGTTTGAAGACTGCTTTGAGGCAGGTAAACAAGAAGGCTATGACTGGGGTCATGATGAAGGTTATGATGCTGGTCTTGAAGTTGGTGAGCATGAAGGCTTTCTGCAAGGTCACGAAGAAGGCAAGGCTGATGGCTGGGATGAAGCCTTTGACGAAGGTCATGATGAGGGCTACAAGAAAGGTTATGAAGAAGGCTTTGACGGTGGCTACGAGCAGTGCATGGATGACCATAACATAGAGGATTAATATGAAACAATACCTGTGGAACGTATTTTCAGGCTTGTCATTCTTTATTAACTCGTTGGGTGGGGGTTCTCCTTATGAGACCTTCTGCTCAACTCAGTACAGAAGAAAGAAGGCAGGTAAGATTAATCTTGTAAGGGCTTTGGATTTCTTTATAGGTAAAGACCATTGCCTAGTATGTCACGTAAACACACAAATCAGAAAAGAAGTAGGATACAAAAATGATTGAAGTAGGAAAACCAGTAATTGTAACACCAAAGTGTAAGAAATCAAGCATCGAAGTAGAGATGTTTACTCATCCCGAAAAAGAACGTAGAGGTTTAAATACAGAGACGCTATGGCGTTCAGCTACATTCTTAGTAATCCCTAAAGATGAAATGGAGTGTATTCTTTTAGGTTCTTGTGTTTCTCATGATGAAGAATTCTGTACAGATAACTTTGAAGAGTGGGAAATGCTAGATTGTTGGGATGGCTGTATGGAAGAGTTTGTATTCTATTACGGTTGGTCAGATGAAGAAAAAGAAGCATTTCAAGAAGAATACGAAGAGTCTGATATGAGTATGTATGAGTTTGCAGCAGAGCATAAAGGCTATGTTGGACAAGAATGTATTTATTACATTGAAAACGGTATTAATGTTGAAGAGCACGAAGGAGCTTAAAAAATGATTACTGTAGAGTTAGATGAAGCAACTGAAGAACAAGTAATAACACTCTTAGACAAAGGAGGCTTTCATGAAGACGTACAGCTAATTGTTGATGAAGATGGTTTTTGTTTTATTCGACAATGGAACGAGGTAGATGGGCACTATAATGTCATAGAAATGTCATTTGATATGATTAATATGATGGTTAAGTCTCTAGACTTAGATGATGGTGTTTATGTTACTAAGCACCTAAACAATAAAGTACTTACAACTAAAATGGATTGGAGCCAAGATGAGAACAATCAGTAAAGAACTATACACAGACTTAGCTATAACCTTCTATGAGCAACCTCACCGTCACGTTCATGACTTAAAGAGAGGTCTTTTAGAAGAAGCCCAAGAGGTAGTTGATGCTACTGGTCGTGAGAACTTCATTGAAGAGCTAGGTGATGTACTATGGTATATTACCGTATTAGCTGATAATGCAGATTTATCTCTGGGTGAAATTATGTTAGCTAACATTAATAAGCTTGAAAGGAGAATGCTAAATGGCAAGACCCCCAAAGAAGTTTAAGACACTAGCAGAGGCTATGGCACATGGTGCTAAGCTTATGGGTAGCTACAAATACTTCCAAGTAGTAGAAAACAACATAGTAGGAGATTGGACATATGAGAAAATTCGACAAGATGTTTATGGAGATGGCTCGAGTCGCGGCTCTGGAAAGCAAAGCAACGAAACGAAAGGTCGGAGCCTTAGCCGTAAAAGATAACAATGTAATAGGAATTGGAATAAATGGAACACCAACGGGTTGGTTTACTAACGATGATATCGATGTTGATACGGGGAGAACGGCAGACGAAGTCCTCCACGCAGAAGAAAACTTGGTTAGCAAAATCGCTAGAAGCGGCCAAAGCAGCAGTGGTGCTACTCTTTATGTCACTACTGCTCCTTGTGTTAAGTGTGCTCGTCTTATTGCACAGTCTGGCTTTACTGGCGTGGTCTTTGATACTCACTATAAAGACGATGCTGGTCTGGTTCTTCTGGAAATCTTGGGAATAAAATGCCAACAAATTATGGTCTAAAATACTGCCCTATTATGACCAGAGGGGCTTTCCCTAAGGGGTGAATTAAAGGATAACTATATGTTAAGTATTATTGATGGTGATGTATTAGTATATATGTCTATATGGAAGAATGAAACACTAAATGAAGCACAAGGTAAGTTTAATGAACTATTAACTGATGTTATGTCATCTACATTCAGTACAGACTACGTCATGGCTATAGGTGGCCCTGATAACTTTCGAGTAGACCTATTTGACGATTATAAAGGAAATAGGAAGAAAGCCAAAGATACTAGACCTGATTGGTTTGGTGACTTGAAGTCTTGGGTTGTAGATACCTTTGAGGGTGCAATACTTACCGACAACTGTGAAGCTGATGATATGGTAAGGGTATGGGCTAATGAATGTGATGATGCGGGTATTCCTCGTGTTGTATGTTCAATCGATAAAGACCTTGATTGTATTGTTGGTAATCATTTTAATCCTCGAACACGTTCAATCTATCAGATAACAGAAGAATATGCAGAACGTTTCTATTGGCAACAAGTCTTAACCGGCGACTCTACGGATAACATCCCAGGGTTATGGAAGTGTGGCCCTGTAAAAGCTAAGAAGATTCTAGCTCCTGCAGAGACTCACAAAGACTTAATTAATGCTGTGTGTAGAGCTTATGATGATGCACACGGTGAAGAGGGCTATGCCCACCTCATTGCTAACGGACGTCTTATTCATATCTGGAGAAAAGAGCATGACTACTTCAAAATCAAAGAAGAAGTATACCAAGCCGCTATTGCTAAGTGAAATAGGGCATTGGAAGTTCTCAACTAAATTTAATCCTTGTGATTGGTTTGGTTTTCTATACTGCATTAGGAATACTGTAACAGGTCAATTCTATTGGGGCAAGAAACAGTTCTTTCATGGTGGTAAAAAGAAATCCGCTACATACGGTAAAGAGATGACATGGAGGACTTATACAGGTTCTTCTGTTCACCTTAAAGCCGATGTAGCTAAATACGGTCATGATAAATTCACATTTGAAATTGTTGACCTATATAAGAAGAAAGGTGGATTGTATTATGCAGAAGCTTATTGTCAAATGGTATCTGAGTGTATGACTGAGATGCTAGATGATGGTAAGACTCCTCGCTTCTATAATCGACAGATTGCAGCTATTAGGTTTGTTCCTAGTGAAGCAGTCAGTGATAAGACTAAGAAGTATCTGAAAGGAATCAAAAGGAAGTATTGATGGGTCGTATTGTAACGAAGAATCAACCTTGTGAGAAATGTGGGAGTAGTGATGCTAAACAGGTATATGAAGAAGGTTCTGCCTTTTGCTTTAGCTGTAGAGCGTCATTCCCTGCCCCAAGAGAAGGAAATAGTCAATTAATGTTTGAACAACAAGAATTCTCCTCATGGGGAAACAACTTAAATGAAATCAGAGATGAATATGCTGTCCGTGGTTTCAAAGAACGTAATATCGTTAAACAAGTAAGTGAGCATTACGGCGTTAAAGTATCTTATGATATTGACGGTGGTATTGACGCTCACTATTACCCTTACTATGCAGGTGACGAACTATCAGGTTATAAAGTTCGAAAGCTTCCTAAAGACTTTACCTCTGTAGGTAAGGTTAGGGGTGGCCTATTCGGTCAACAACTTTATACAGGTGGTCGTAGGCTTGTAATCACAGAAGGCGAACTTGATGCTATGGCTGTACAAACAGCATGGTATAAAAAGTATAAGACCTTCTACCCTGTAGTATCTCTACGTAGTGCTAGTAGCATTAAAGACTTAATTGAAGAACGTGATTGGATTCGTAACTTTGATGAAGTCGTTATCTGGTTCGATAAAGATGAAGCGGGTGCAGAAGCTACTAAAGAAGCTGCTCGTATTATTGGTTATGATAAAGTTAAGATAGCCAAGTCTCAAGAGAAAGATGCCTCTGATGTATGGATTAAAGAGCCTGACAATCTACTAAAGATTATCTATGACTCCTCTGATTATACACCTGCAGGTATTCTAACTAAAGAAGACCTATGGACTCAACTAGAGACCTATAACACTCTAGAGTCTGTACCATATCCCCCGTTCATGAATGGACTCAATGACAAACTGAAAGGTATGCGCTTTGGAGAAATTACTCTATGGACCTCTGGTACAGGTAGCGGTAAATCAACACTACTACGTGAGATTGCCGTACACCTACTCCAAACAACGGACGACAAAGTCGGAATCGTCTCACTCGAAGAATCACCAGCAGAGACAGCAAGAAAGATGGCTGGAATGGCCCTTAACCGAAACCCAGCAGCGGAAGAAATTCCTCTTGAAGAGTTACGGGTTGGGTACGATGAACTCTTCGGAGACGATAGGGTTCTGGTGCTAGACCATCAGGGTTCTATCTCTGACGGTTCTATCATGGACTATCTCGAATACATGTGCCTATCTGGTGCTAAGTATTTGTTTGTTGACCACATCACTATCCTCGCTTCAGAGGGTGCTGATGGATTAACCGGCAATGAAGCTATTGATAAGATTATGAATGACTTACTCAGACTAGTAAAGAAGCATAACGTATGGATAGGTCTTATTAGCCATTTGCGTAAAACAGATAACAAAGGAAAAAGCTTTGAAGAAGGAAAACTCCCGTCAATGGACGATATCAGAGGTTCAGGCTCTATCAAACAAATTTCTATGGATATTATCGCTTTTGCTCGTAATGTTAGTGCTGATAGTGCTGAAGAACGTAACACCATTCTAACCAAAGTTTTGAAGTGTCGCTATACAGGTCTAACTGGCCCTAGCGGTAATCTATCTTATGACTTTGATACAGGTAGACTGAGTCTTGGCACTGAGTTTGAGAAAGTTGATGATACAGGATTTATGAGGGTATAATGGAAGAACTAAACGCAGTATATGTATCTATGATTTTACAATTACTAGATTCCAGAGATGAAAGCGGGGGTGATATGCTTGCCCCCGAAGTAGAAGAGTTTTTTGACGGATTAGTAGAAGAGTTTATGGACGCACCAGAGGAAGACCAAGAAAAGGTTTTCTTTTGGGCTAACAAGTTCCTTAAGACTGAGGAACATAATAAATATTATCATTAAGGAAACAACATGGAAAAATATTTTAATGAGTGGATTCTTCAAGCAATTAAAAGTAAAGAACACTTAGAAGCTTTTCTTAAAGCCTCTGAGAAAGTTGCTGAAGAAAACAAAGAACTGCTGATGGAAATGTGGGATGACCACTTTGACACACAACTAGACAACATACACAATTTCATGGGCTATGAGGCTTGTGAAGAAGATTGTGATTGTACAGACGAATGTAAAAAAGGAAACTAAATTATGAACGCATACGAATCATTTATCCATCTTTCTCGCTATTCTCGTTTTCTAGAGGCCGAAGGTCGTCGTGAAACGTGGAACGAAACTGTAGATAGACTGATTGGTTTTTGGCAAGGACGCATTAGTAACAATGTTATTAGTGATGCTGAGTTTCAAGAGCTAGGAACAGCTATCCGCAACAGAGAAGTAATGCCCTCTATGAGAGCAATGTGGAGTGCGGGTAACGCCCTAGAACAGAATCATTTCCGTGGTTATAACTGTAGTTTTACTGCTATTGACCACATCCGTTGCTTTGATGAAATCCTATACATCCTCATGGCGGGAACAGGTGTAGGCTTTTCTGCTGAAGCACAATATGTAAACAAATTACCAATTGTTAATGACGCTTTCACTATGTCAGAACGTGTTATTGCTATCGAAGATAGTGCTGAAGGTTGGGCTAAAGGTCTCCGTAAGTTGATTGCTGAGTTGTATCTTGGTAATGAGCATACTTGGGATTATTCCAAAATCCGTCCAGAAGGTGCTCGTCTAAAGACTATGGGTGGTCGTGCCTCTGGCCCAGACCCACTAAAAGAACTGTTTAAGTTTGTAACAGAAGTATTTCATAAAGCAGCTGGACGTAAGCTGACATCTTTGGAAGTACACGATATTGTCTGTAAGATTGCTGAAGTAGTTGTAGTAGGTGGTGTACGCCGCTCTGCTCTAATCTCTTTGAGTGACCTTGGAGACCCTGAAGTACGTGACTGTAAGTCTGGTCGTTGGTGGGAAACTGCTGCGCATCGTGCTTTGGCTAACAACTCTGCTGTTTATGATGCTAAGCCTTCTATGGCTGTATTCATGGACGAATGGGTAGCACTTATGAAATCAGGCTCCGGTGAGCGTGGTATCTATAACCGTGGTGGTGCTCGTCACATGGCTCCAGAACGCCGTGATGGTGAGTATATCGTTGGTTGTAATCCATGTGCTGAAATCCAGTTACGTTCTGGACAGCTATGTAACTTAACTGAAGTAGTAGCCCGTCAGGGTGATACAGCAGAAGACTTGTGTCGTAAGGTTCGCTTAGCGGCTATCCTCGGTACACTACAAGCATCTTTGACAGACTTCAAATATGTTCGTAAAGTGTGGCAGAAGAACTGTGAAGAAGAAGCATTGTTAGGAGTTAGTTTAACTGGTATTCAGGACTGTGAGTTATTGCAGAACCCTACACCAGAGTTATTAGTAAGTATGCGTAACGCAGCAGAAGAGGAGAACGTCAAGTATGCTTCAATTATTGGCATCAATCCGTCTAAGGCAATCACAACGATTAAGCCGTCAGGAACCGTGTCACAACTGGTGGATTCCGCTAGTGGTATACATGGTCGTTTCGCTGATTATTATATCCGCGCTGTACGCCAAGCAAACAATGACCCTCTAACTGAATTCTTGAAAGATGCAGGAGTACCTAACGAAGCAGACGTAATGAACCCTGCTAAGACAACAGTATTCTACTTCCCAATCAAATCTCCTGATGGTGCAGTCTTGGCTTCTGAGCAAGGTGCTATCCAACAACTAGAGAACTGGTTGATTTACCAAAAGCATTGGTCAGAGCATTCTGTCAGTGTTACTGTTTATGTTAAAGAGCATGAATGGATGGAAGTAGGCGCATGGTGCTATAAGAACTTTGATGCACTAACAGGTGTATCATTCTTACCCTATTCTGAACATACTTATGCTCAAGCTCCGTATACTCCTTGTTCTAAGGAAGACTATGAAGCAGCGGTAGAAGCAATGCCTGATGTTGACTTTGGACTTTTAGTTAACTACGAAGAATCAGACAACACAGAAGGCGCTCAAACCTTAGCATGTACAGCGGGAGGCTGTGAGATTTAAAATAGTGACCCTTTAAGAACAAAGACCTGAACATGTCTCTAAACTGTTCCAAACAAATAAAGGAATAAAAATGATTAAATCCCTGATAACAGTATTAGCAATAGTATCTTCAACAGCGGCTTTCGCAAACGTTAAAGGTCACCATGACCCTACACCTATGCGTAAATCAGTACACTTTGATGAAGCGAACTCAGTGTTAACCTTACGTGGTCCAACTACTAAAGACATGTCAGCAAAAGTCCATTCTATTATGGTCAAACATGAAGTATTAGTAGTCAATATGGCTGGCCCTGGAGGACACTACTATGCTGGCTTGAATATCGGAAACTTAATAGCCAAAGAAGGCTCTGCAGTAATCGTACCTAAAGGACTAGAATGTGTTAGTGCTTGTGCTTTTGCAGCTATGGCAACAAAAGACAAACTAGTTATTAACGGTGCCTTGCTGTTTCATTTACCCTACACTACTGGGGTAAGCACTGTAAAGACTATTCAAGAGGTTCAACAAGAAGCAGGTCTAGTATACTTTGACATGGTAGCTTACGTTGCTCGTCACGGATATCCTGTTTACTTTGCTCGTGAATTACTTGCTCAAACATCTCCTTGTAAATTTGTATATGTTAAGGATGCAGAATCATTCTTAGCTACACGTACAGGTGATGTAACAAAACCCCAGTCTTACAAGCGTAAAGTGACTAATCGCTGTATGCCAAGCTTTCAGAGGTAATAAAAAATGTTTAACTTCTTCAAAGATAAGAAGTGGCTAGTGTGGTCTTACTTCGGTGGGGCCACCATTATAGCTGCTATGTGGTACCAAGTTCAACTTGATGTCAAAATCAATGAGTGGTTTGGAACGTTCTATAACATGATTCAGCAAGCTTTAGCTGAACCTAATTCAATTACTATGACTGAGTACTTCGGCACGTTATGGACATTTGCAGGTATTGCAGGTATCTATATTATGGTTGCTCTAGCAGTCAGCTTTCTAACTGCCCACTGGTTGTTCCGATGGAGAACATCTATGGTAGAAGAATATCATGATTTATATGATAAGGCACGTCACATTGAGGGCGCTGCTCAACGAGTACAAGAGGACACTGTTAAGTTCTCTCGTATCCTAGAAGGACTAGGAACTAGCTTTGTAGAAAGCATTATGATACTTATTGCGTTCTTCCCTGTTATGATGGGATTAACTGAAGGACTACGTGTTATGTTCTTTGGTGAATGGCAATATGGTTTAGTTACCGCAGCTATTATATGGTCTGTTGGTATTACAGTTGTTCTCCTTGCTGTGGGTGCGTTACTGCGATTAGTAAATATCGAGTACGACATTCAAGCACGAGAGGCAGCTTATCGTAAGCTATTGGTGATTGCGGAAGACGATAACAATATTCGTCCAAAGACTTTTAATGACGTCTATGATGATGTCAGAAAGATTCACTATAAAAATTACTTCCGTTATGTATGGTTTAATGTAGCACGTTTATCATGTCTACAAGCTAATGTATTAGTTGGCTATGTTGTTCTTGCCCCTGCTATTGTAGGTGGTATGCTAACACTAGGCACTATGCAACAAATCCTAAGAGCCTTTGGTAAGGTAGAAGGGTCTATGATGTATCTATTTAAATCATGGCCTACAGTTATCGAGTTAATATCAGTATACAAACGTCTTAGAGAGTTTGAAAAGGAAATAAAGAATGGCTAAATACGTAATCAAGCGTAACACACCTAAAGAACCAATGAAGCAACCTGGAACGTATCTCCGTGAGGAAGGCGTTCTTATGCTACATGATGGCTTCAAGAATGAAACTATTTCACCATTGGTAATGACTATCTTTGAGTGGAACTTGATGCCGGAACATCAGCAACCAGAGCGAATTACTCTTTATATTAACAGCCCTGGAGGTCGTGTTGATAGCTGCTTAATGCTTATCGATGCTATGAAGACTTCTAAGATTCCTGTTGATACATTCGCTACTGGCCTTGCAGCTTCTTGTGGGATACTAACCCTGATGGCAGGTGCTAAGCGTTATGCTTCTCATACTGCTCAGATTATGTCTCATCAATATGCTGCAGGTTCTGCTGGTAAAGAACATGAGCTATATGGTCGTCTTAAATCTTTTGAGCATACGTCTCGTTGGATGGAAGACCACTATATGAAATGCACAGGACTCAGCCTTGAAACTATTCGTAGTGAGCTACTTAGCCCTACTGACGTTTGGTTAAATGCTGAAGAATGTAAAGATTATAACATTATTGATGAAGTGGTGGAGACCTACTAATGACACACGGATACACAGTTATGGTTAATGTCGGAGACTTCGGCAGTGATTGGATGTATATTCAAGAAGGGAACCGTTTAGGTTATAGTTCCCCTCTAATATTTTTATCGTATGAATCAGCTAGGGTTGAAGCTGCACAGTGGAATGAAGCAATTATAAAGGTTAAATGATGGAGAATAATAAAATGGCTTATATACTAGGTTCTTTGTTAGGATATCTGATTAACTTCGGTATATTCTTCTTACAAGTATATGTCTGTCTAATGATAGTAGGATTGGTTTAATGCCTTATATAGCACCAGAAGAACGTAATGAGATTGACGAGTTAATAGAGGGTTTTGCACCCGTTGATGGTGGAGAACTCCAGTATGCTATTGCTGCATTAATTCATAAACATTATCAGTTTATACAATGGGCTAGTGAAGACGGTGTTCGTTATAAGAACATGGAAGCTGTCATGGGTGCCTTAAGTGGGGCTGCTATGGAACACTATCGTTGTGTTGTAGCACCTTATGAAGAAAAGAAGATTAAAGAAAATGGAGCGGTTTATGGACAATACAATAGTAAATCTTACTGATTGGCGTAAGCGTAAAGAGAACCCTAAACCCCTCCAAGTAGAAACAATCTTCGATGCATCTGATATGGTATTAGATGTATTAGAAGTTAACTTTGAGGAAGGTGTTGCTGTTGGATTACTAGACGGTCAACTCCAAGTATCCTCAACAATGGACGATGTAGATTCAATTATACAGCTGTTAGAAGCAGCTTTAGATTCGGTAAGGAATGACTACTAATGACATTTAGAGAAGTATTAAAGAAATTAGGCATGTGGAATAAAGCCCAACGTGATACCTATAAACAACTCGCTACCATGAGCGACAAAGACCTTTTAGACATTGGTCTTAATCGTGGTGATATTTTACGTTTAGTTAAAGAAATGGGAGAAGAAGAAAATGACTGATATTACTGAAACACAAGTAGACGAAATCTTTGAAGAAACAATCCAAGAAGCTTTCGATGAACTGATGTCTGACTATGAGTTGGATAGCACTATGTCAATCGAAGACATGTTGTATGAGATGTTTGCTTCTGGCTTTGAAGTAGCCGTAGAAACCCTCAATGACGATGACGACGAGGATGAGGACGAAGAGTAATGTATTATATTATAGGTAAACCTGATTGCCCTTACTGTGATAAGGCTAAGAACTTATTAGAAACTAAGGATATAAGCTATATCTATGAAGACTTATCAGACCAACCTGACCTACTAACACTACTAAGGAATATGGGCATTAAAACTGTTCCTGCTATCTTTGAGTATAAAGGTGGTTTCGATAACTTACAAGCAGAACTCTTTGATATTGGAGATGAAATCTAATGACAGAAGAAGCTAAGCGTGGTCGAGGTAGACCTAAAGGCTCTACTGATAATAAGGTTAAAAAGATTAAACTCAAACCATCACCCAAGACAGCCAAGGAGGACTTCTATAAGAAGTACAAAGACATCGGTCTATTAGCTGTATATGGTGTTGATGAGTTTACTAAAGAGCTTATTATGCACTTCTGGAAAGACCCTAATCAAGAGATAGTCGCTACTGACCCTATTGACCAAGAGATAGCCAACCTTAATAGGCATATGTCTGGATTAAGCTTTAGTATGTATCGTTGGGAAATGCAAACTCATGTAGGCTTTATTGAAGAGGGTTACTATCCTGTTGTGGTAGTGGCTAAGAAGTATTGGGATACTGTTATGAAACTCCCTAACCCCGAAGAAGTTGAATTAGTATGTTTAGAGGATTACTAGGATGAGTGAAGTATTCTATACAAAGAAATCTAATGGTAGTAGTTTTATTGTTGATGTTGTTCATACTGATATGATGAGTGATGTCATGACTGTTGAGTATAATGGTCAAGAGTATACAATGAAGTATAATCATTTCTCTCATATGTATGAGGGCTTCGTAGATGGTCAAGAAGGCTATCTGGTCTAACAATCTCTTAGGGGTATCTCTCTGACTTGTCCTTCGGGATGGGTTGGGGAGGTACCCCTTTATTTTTTTTTTGCTGGAGTAAGAACAATGAATGATATAATCTGGGGAATTATGGGTGCTATTGTGATGACACTCTTCGGATTAACTATAGTAGGTGGCATATATTTAGCCATGGAATATCTCTTATTAATATAGAAAGAAAAATACTGCCCCCTTATGATATAACTGCTCCTCTACTGGTATCTGAAAGAGGAAGTGGTCAAGACCCCCGATGATACCCTCCTTTAGGACACCCCCTAAAATTTTGTGGCGGGGGTTTATCCCTTCGGAGAATCTTTATAGGTTATCTTTAGGTAGAACGTTTAAAACAATATGTTTGTTGTTTATGTTTTATCATTATAACTTTAGATTAACCTTTAAAATATTTTTAAAATAGTATTTAATGATATTAAATGATAGTGTCTAATGATTTTAGTGAATACCCTTTAACAACCTTAAGGAACGCTAATGATTAATTTTTACCACTATATCGACATCGTACCATTTGTACTTGCTACTCTGATTATCGTTGTAGGTGCTGGGAGGATAAACCTCAAACAGCCCTTAACTATGGTTATAGTACTTACTACTGGCCTCTATATGGTTGCTCAATCTACTTGGTTCTCAAGCTGGATGGCTGGCAATGTATGGGGTAGAGACTTTAGTAACTACATCTGGTTTCTCTTTAACACTCTAACTATGGTTATATTCTCATGGACATTAATAAGATTGGACAAGCAGGAATAAAGCTTGACTTATGGTTTCATACTCTTAACCAGAAGTATAACAAAGCTTCAAAAACACATAACTGGGCTTATGGAAGAGGCTTAGAACAAGCTTCTGGAATGGGTTACTGGTTTATTGCTTTAACTATGCTCTTTGGTGGTGGTTATGGTGTTGAGTCTGAAACAATACAAATTAATAACTTCTTGTGGGCTTGGATGGCTGCAACTCTTGGTTATTGTCAGATATATTACAATGGACTTGCTCAAAGGAAAGTCTTTAACTTAATGGCGACTACTGGATGGATAACAATTGCTATATCAGCTTTTGTGGAACTCGGTGGTTGGAACCTACTAACTGCAGTAAGCTTACCTTATTGCTTATGTTCTTTTTATCTTTATGGTTTTCTTGTAGGACCACAAGGTGATTCGGAAGATTAAATAAAACAATCTCCAAAGGAAAGGGGATAAAGATGATAGCAGAAACTCAAATACTTATGAAGTATCTTCCACCTTCTCTAGGTGTCTTCATGGTAGTGGTCGCTGCAGGACTCATGGGTCTGTTTAGAAGCATGACCCTGAGTAAATCAGCTTATGATGGCACTGTAGAAAGTTTGCAGAGACAAATTAAAGTGCTTCAGGACGAACTTAAGGCTCAAGAGAGTCGTAATAAACTACTAGAAGAGAAGATTAATAAGGAGTAGCTCTGTACACATTCGTATAGACTCTCCTATCCTTTTTAGTTAAGTAACTTCAAGGGCTTCTGCACGAAGCTTTTTAACTTATTTAGTATTAAGAAGTATTTTTTCGAATGAAATAGATTCCTACAGTGAATCAAAACTCTAGACCTGAAAGGAGGTCAAAATGCCAGATAATCGTTTAGATAAACGCGGTGGTGCTCGTGAAGGTGCTGGACGTCCTAAAGGCTCTAAGAATATTAACTCTATGGCTTCAGTTAAAAAGCTTGAAGAACTTGGGTTTGACCCTATTGAAATGATGGTAGTACAATACAGAGAGATTGATGCTGCTTTATCTTCAGGAAACATCCGTATTGGCTCTGGGGCTTATGCTCAGTTGATAGCTACTAAAGGACAACTCATTAACAACCTTATGCAGTATGGCTATAAGAAAGTTCCTGAGAAGATTGAACAAGAAATCACAGAGAAGAAACCTATAGCTATTAAGCTTAATATGGGGAGTAAGAAAGATGGCGAGGAGTAACCCTCAACTATGGACTAGAGCTAAAGCCCAAGCTAAAGCTAAAATGGGTGGTAAACACTCTGCTAGAGCCATGCAATTAGCTGCTTCTATTTATCGTAAGTTAGGTGGTAAGTACTCTGGTGGTAAGACTAAGGCTCAAAAGAGTATGACTAAGTGGACTAAGCAGAAGTGGAGAACCAAGAGTGGTAAACCTTCTGTCACTGGCCCTAAAGCTACTGGTGAGAGATATCTCCCTACTAAAGCTATTAATGCTATGCCTAAGAAGAAGTATGCTGCTAGCTCTGCTAAGAAGCGTAAAGACACTAAAGCAGGTAAGCAATATAGTGCTCAACCTAAACGTAAAGTAACTAGGAGGAAGAAATAATGCCGTATGGTAAAGGAACTTATGGAAGTAAAGTAGGTCGTCCTGCTAAGAAGAAAACAACAACAAAGAAGAAAGTACCTAAAGGTTTTCATATGATGCCTAATGGTAAGCTCATGAAGGGTGCTACTCATAAAGCAGGTAAACGTAAGACTCCTGTTAAGCGCACAATGAAACGATGAAAGACTCTAGATTAGTAAGGGCTGGTGTTAGTGGTTTTAATAAACCTAAGAGAACTCCAGGACACCCTACTAAGTCACATATTGTTGTGGCTAAAGTAGGTGATAAGATTAAGACTATCCGTTTTGGTTCTCAAGGTGCTAAAGGTAGTCCTAAGAAAGCCGGAGAGAGTGCTAAGTATGCTGCTAGACGCAGTGCTTGGAAAGCTCGTCATGCTACCAATATAGCTAAAGGCAAGATGTCTGCTGCTTATTGGGCTAACAAAGCAAAGTGGTAATCCAATGATTACTCCTAAAGTATTAGATGAATGGAAGCTACTCCCTAGAGTTATGATGTTTGTTATTACAGCAATGTCATGGCGAGTAGTAGAATGGTATATGCACTTAGAAAACCCATCAGTACAACAATCAGGTTTAGTATCTATAGTAATGGGTGCTTTAACAGGTATGTTTGCTGTTTGGATGAACAAAGAACAAAACACTAGTATATCTAATCAAAAGGAGTAACTAGGTGATTGACCCTGTAACAGCTATCGGAGTAGCAACTACAGCCTTTAACGGAATTAAGAAAGCTATATCAGTAGGTAAAGACCTACAGGACATGGCTGGCCCTCTAAGTAAGTGGGCTGGTGCTATGGCAGATATGGACTTCGCTAAACAACAACAGGAAAACCCACCTTGGTATAAAGCCCTAGGGGGTGGAACTGAAGCTCAAGCAATGGAATTATTCGCAGCTCAAAAGCAAAGAGATTCCATGAGGAAAGAGCTCAAGGACTTTATCTGTGTTATGTATGGCCCTTCTCATTGGGAAGAACTATTACAGATAGAAGCCGATATTAGAAAGAAGAAACGAGAGAATGAGTTTAAAAGAGAAGAACGTAAACAGGCTATTATAGAATGGTCTGCTGGTCTGTTCCTCTTAGCCTTTCTTGGTGGAGTATTAACCTTCTCCATTTGGCTATATACAATTAGTTAGTGAGAGATATAATGGAAATAGAATTACATGAAGGACAGAGTCAGATTGTTAATGACCTGTTTGTAGAAAAGTCTTGTAGATACGCCGTAGTGAATGCTAGTCGTGGTTTTGGTAAGTCTTACCTTGCTGCTACTACTGCTATGATTGCAGTCCAAGAATTAATGGAACTCCCCGCAGATGTTCCCAATAAGAATGTTGCACTAATCGCCCCTACGTATAGTCAGGCAGTAGATATTTACTATCCACTAATAGCTTGGCAGTTAGGCATGGAAGATTATGCAGATAAAGCAAGTAGGGCAGCTGGACAGTTCTGGTTCCCTAATAGTGTACAACTTAAGCTATGGTCATACGAGGCATCTCAAAGGATGCGTGGTACTGGTCAATACTTTGTAGTAGCCGATGAGGTTACATCTTGGAAGGGTGCTGGCATGAACTTGAAAGAGTCATGGGAGTCTATTATCCAACCTTGTGTATCAACTCGTTGGTCTCCAAAGAATGCTGCACGTTGGGGTGCTAATGCTGGTAGAGCCTTAATCATTTCTACCCCTAGTGGTTATGATTACTTCTATGATATGTACAATAGAAAAGACTCTGATGACCAGTGGAATAGCTATCACTATACCTACCAAGACTCCCCTTATCTCGATGATGAAGAGATTGAGAGAGTTAAATTAACACTAGACCCTCTGAAGTTTGCTAGAGAATATACAGCATCATTCGAGGACTCTGGTAACAATGTCTTCTATATGTTTAATAGAAAAGAACACATCGATAAAGAACTACCTTATTTTGAGGCAGGTGAAGATGTACACTTAGCTATTGACTTTAACGTAGGCATTATGGCATCTTGTGCTTTTGCTCTTAGGGGCAATCAGATACACATCCTAGATGAGTTCCAAGGACACCCTGATACGGAGAGTCTGGCTAAGAACTTTCTAGAGAAGTATAAAGGGCATAAGTTGATAAGCTACCCTGACCCTAGTGGTAAAGCTCGTAAGAGTTCTGCTGCTGTAGGTGTTACAGACTTCTCTATACTACAGTCTAAGGGGATAGCTGTTAGAGCTCACAGTAAGGCTCCTCCTATCATTGATAGTGTTGCTGCTGTGAATAGAAAGTTCAAGAATGCAAATGGTGATATAGATATGTATATCCATCCCAGATGCGTTAATACAATTAAGTCTTTAGAGCGTACTGCTTGGACGGAAAATAATCCCGATACTGCCACTATATCTAAGAAGGAAGGTGTTGAACACTGGACTGATGGTATAAGGTATGCGGTAGAGTATTTATTCCCTGTTCGAGGTGGCTCTAAGGTAACAACAAGAGGCTTCAGCTTCTAAACACATATATAAGGAACTAAAACAATGGCAAAACCATTAACATTTCGTCAGAAGGCAGCTTTGAAGCTGGCTCAAAAGAAATCAGCTGCTAAACGTAAACTATCTGGTGTTAAAGCTAAAGCACGTGGATTGAAAGTTAAAGCACAATTAAAATCTATGAAAGTCAAGAAAAAGGCTGGACAACTCAAGAAGAAAGCTGGCAACATTAAGTCAACTCTTCGCACTAAAGGTCGTAACCTTAAGCGTAAAGGCATTGCTAAGGCTACTTCTGTTAAAAAGACAGTAGGAAAGAAAGCACCTCAGTTGGCTAAGAAAGCAGGAAACATCAAGTCTACTATGAAGTTTAAAGCTAAGGCAGGTGTCCGTAAGGCTCGTTCAGGTATCCAAAAGGGTAAAGCAGCAGCTAAGCCTGTTATCGCTAAAGGTGTTAACAAGGCAATGACAGCTAAGACTAAGGCTCGTAACCAAGTTGGTAGAACCGTTAATGCATTAAACACTTCAGCTGCTGTTGGTAAAGCTAAAACTAAATTTGGTAAAGCTATAGCACGAGTAGATGGCGCAAGAGCCGATAAACGTATCCGTAAAGTTGATAACGTGCGCCGTACTATGGCTACTCGTTTGTCTAACAGTAAGCGTCTAGCAGCAGCTACTAAGAAGGCTCCTGCAAAGGCTCCAGCGTCTAGCCCTTATCAGCCTAAGAAGAAAAAGCAATCACGCCGTTTCGGTCGTAAGTAATAGACTATTGGGTCATCCTATCTTGGGTGGCCCTTTTATAATTTGAGGAAATCAATAATGGCAAACTTTGCAACTAAATTTTATAGCCCTTCCTATGTAGGTGGATATACATCTACCACAGTGAAGGGAAATCAAAACCATAACTCTAACCAGCCTCGTGGTGTTATTCAAGTGGATATAACTTCAGGTACAGTAAGCCTACAGATGAGATTAACAGACGAAGCCCCATGGTTCGCAGTAAAGAGCTATGATGCAGATACAGTTGAAGAAGTAGTAATAGCCCCTCAAATGCGTGTAGTAGCTACGGATACTGCAGAAGTATGGATTGCGGAGACTCATTAAAATGTCTAATGTATTCTCAAACATGATTCCTAACGTTGGTGGTACTACCATCAATCAAACACAAATTGATAAAGCCAATGGAGGCTATGAGTTTACTGGTGGTTTTATAAACCGTACAACAGGTGCTTCAGGTTCTTCTGATATTGGCTCTGATGTATCTTATACTCAAGCTATGGCAACTTCTAAACAATGGTTACGTTTTGGATTTAACACTACAAGACAAACAGCCAATGATGCTCCTTATTGGGCAGATGGCTCAGACTCAACTGAAGCCCCCCATAGTGGTACTACCGACTATGTTGGTAAAGGTCTTTTCTCTGGTGCTTATATGCCAGAGGGTGTAAACAATATGTTCTCTTTCGATGATGATACAGCCTATAACGCAGCATCTACTAGTGGTTCTCTACAGTACAATGCAGCGACAGGTTCTTATCGTATGGATGAGCTTCATGTTGGTGACTTCTGTCAGTTTCGTTTTGACTTTAATCTACGCCCTCAGATTGCTAACACTACTCTAGAAGTAGGTCTTATTTGGCAAACTCGTGATGCTTCTAATAATGCTACTTTTACTTTTGCTTTAACAGGTGAGCCTGTATACTTTGGCGAGGGTTCTGTTGGTCAAACTTTCTTGATGCGTCCATTGATGTCAGCTTACTTGGCTTCAGCTGAAGACGTTAATGCTCGTGCTTTACCAGCAATCCGTTCAGATAACCCAGTATTTGTTCAACCCTTAACAACACTATTTACAGTAGCGAGGTAATTAAATGGCAATTCGTATCGTAAGAAATGCTAATGGTAACTGTATTCAGTTCATAGGTTCATCACAACCTGCTTACTGGAACTCTTGCTTAAGCGGTGCGGTCAACGAGGAAGATAATACTCGTGTTGACGTTGTTAACGACATTCGCACAACAGATTCAGACAACCCTTTCTTTGAGTTTTTTGGTATTCCTTATACTGATTTCAGAGATAAGGATGGTGGTTCTTTCGCAGATGCCGCAACAGCAGCTGCTTATATCACAACACAAGCTAACGTGACAGGAACAGGTGTTATCGAGTTCTCTGCAACTGATACCCTAGACGTTTCTCGTGACGCTACTAACACCAACATCTTGTTCTCAACAGGTGACTCTTTTGGTGTTCATGCTATTAAAGCACAAGCTCAATCAGATGGTAACATTACTATACGTGAGAATACAGCTAGTGGTAGCAACATCTTTGAAGACATTCGTCCAGCTAACATAACAGTTGGTGGAGTATCTCCTACAAGCGTTACAACAACAGCAGTTGTAAATACACTTAATGCTCTATTCGAGGTTACTCCTTTAGGCTTGGGTGGTGTAGACCCTACAACATCCTATTCAACAGTTACTAACAGCGGTCTAAACATTAACATAAATGGCGATATTACCTATAATGGTGGTGTAGCTACTAAAGGTTCTAACACAGGAGTTCCTCATAACGACTTCGTAAGTACTTCTCTATACTATATCACTCAAGCGGGTGAGTATATTGAGATGGATTGGGGTTCTACTCCTAATGGTACAACAGACTATGGTAATGACTTTGTAATGGGATTCTTCTCAAACGTTGTAGCTGCTACTCCTTCTTCAGAGTATGAAGGTATGGACATGGGTATGCGCTTAAGAGGTCTAGATACTTTCTCAGCACACAACTATGGTTTAGTTATTGAGAATGGTTACTACAACAACCCACACACTCATCAGAAGTTCCGCATGGGATTAGATACAGACAGACGTCTTTATATCTCTTTCTATGATGAAGTAGCTGAAGAATGGCAGGTAGCAGTTCGTAGTGCTTTCCCTACAACTGATGAAACCTATGGTGTAGTATTCTTCCTTAAAGAAGAAAATGCAGAATTAAAATGGACTGGACTATCAGCAGAAGAAGTTGACCCTGCTAGCTTTAACGTTCAGTATCGTTATATTGAATCACCAGACGGAGAGTTCTACTATCCTTTGTTTAGCAACGCACAACAAGCTAACTGGGTAGACCAGCTGAATGGTGGTAGTGGTGCAAGTCACACTCACGTATTTGCTGATGAAACACCAACCTCAAACACATGGTATATGCCAGCTACAGGTGGTACTCATGCAGGTTCTAGCGCCCCTGTTGCCTTTAACGGTGTTACTTACACTGAAATCTTAACAGGTGATGATGCGGGTTATACCCCTACAGCTTATGGCACACAGACTTTAACAGTTGATGAGGGTGACGCAGTTAACTTTGCTATTGACCCTGCAGGTGCTAACTGGACAACTTCTATTAGTGGTGAACCAGCTGGATTTACTTTGTCAGGTGGCAACCTTGTAGGTACTGCCCCTGAAGTAACAG